TTGTTATATTTGAGGTGTCAACAAAAAAAAAAAAACAATCAAGGAATGTAGAAAGGCTGATGGTTGATATGATGTATCGTCAAGACATTGAGAGTGATGTTATTGATTACATTCGCAACAGTGGTGAGCGCGTTTTATCTTTATTGTTTTGAGACTGTGGTTTTATGAATCGTATAGTCGAGTAAGCAATAGGGGAAAGGAAAGTTAAAATGTTTAAAGTTAATGCCTATGTAACCGAGATTGTACCGAATCATGTATATTCGGTTGATATTGACGGTTTTGAGAAAAATGTTACTGCTTGTAAGGAGATTGATAATGGCGTGATTACGTTTAAATCAGCTCTTACTAGGGTTCTTGATTATGCTTATGGTGATTGTGATTTTGTATGTTGTGGTGTTAAAAATGGTGTTGGTTGTTATGTTGTTACAATTTATGATTATGTATGGTGACTGACATAATTGTTTAAATGAAAAACCCCGCATATAATGCGGGGTTTTTATGTTTTCATATTATTTTATGCTGTCCATGTGGCGTGAACGCTCATGTTGCCTGTTTGTTCGGCGTAGTTCAGCATGTATACATTTGTACCTATGAATTGGTATAGGCGTGGTGTGGTGGTGTTTCCAGCGCTTACGCCCCATACCCATACGTTGTGCCATGTGCTAGCCCAGCCGGGGAGTTCGCGGCCTTGTCCGCTTCCTATGATGCTGACGCCTCCGGATATGTCGTAGGTTACTATGCCGTCTTGCAGTGTTATGAACCCTTTTGCGTCACCGAACACGGTATCTATCATAGCTTGACGTGGTTTGTAATTGTCGTATGCGCCGTCGTATATGTATTTTGCTATGGTTTGTGCGCCGAGTTGGTTGGGGTGTATTTTGTCTGAGCCTATTGCGTTTGTTTCGCCTTTTAGCCATAGGTAGGCGAATTTTAGTGTTTCGGTGTTTGGCGTGTGATTGGTGATTGTTTCACTACCGTTTGTGAGTCCGGCTAGTTTGTCTCTTCCGTTACCGTCTATGCAACCGGCATCGTACAACATTGGTGCTATGAGTATTCGTGCGTTTGGAAAGATTGTTATCATTCGATTTACGCATTCCTGTACTTTTGTTTTAGCGTTATTGTAGTTGAGTATGTCGTTTCGGCCGCCCGCTAGTACGGCTAGTTTTACTTGGTTTTTATCTAGTGTGTCGTCTGTGTATGCGGTGTTTATTTGATTTATGAATGTTCGCGTGTCTACGTTGAAACCCGCACCGCTGACTGCGTAGTTTTTGAGCGTCAGTGTTGGTATGTATTGCTGTAGCCAATACGGCCAAGTGTTTTGCGGTGTGGTTGCGTCTGCGTAAGAGTCACCGAACGTTACCATATATCCGCTATTGTATTTGTAGTTGCTTATGGTGGCGTTTATTGTGCTTATGTCTTGACTGTTTTTGCTTATGTCTTGACTGTTTTTGCTTATGTCTTGACTGTTTTTGCTTATTTTGTTTTTGAGATTGGTTGCGTCATCAACACTGTTTATACTTAGCGCGTTTAGGTTTGATTTGTTGTTTTGTGCTGTTTCGGCGGTGGTGTCTATTTTGGTTTTGATCGCGGCCGCGGTTGCGGTGTCGGTTACGCCTAACGCTGTCAGATTTTTGGTGTTGTTTTGTGCGGTTTCTAACGCTTGCGTGGCTTTACCGCCGGCGGTGTTTGCGTTAGTGTTGATTTTGTACATGTTATCGTCGATAATGTCCATTGACGCATTGTATTGGTCATTGAGGTTTGCCGCGTCGCCGGTTTGGTATTTTTCGAGATTGAAGTTGGTTGTATAATCGGTCATGTTAGTTGGCCTTCCTGAGGTTTGTCGGGTGATTTATTTCTTCCTGCACCTTTAGTTGATGTATTACGCGGTCTAGGATACGCATTGCGGCGTTGTATTCATCACGTAGGTCGGCTAAGTCGCCTGTTTCGTACAGTGGCAGATGATAGAACGGTGTTTCTGTTGCCATGATACTCCTTTTATGAGAGTGGCGGGTATTTATCGCCGGTGGTTGGATTAGTGACACGTGGTGTTGTGTCGTTGAATATGGTGAGATTGCCGATTGCGGGTGTTTCGTCGGTTCGGTGCTCGGATAGTTTGCCGGTGTTGATATCGGCTATTTGAGTGACGCGCGCGCCGTACACCGCTAGTTCGCGGTACAAATCGCGTAGCGCTGTTTTACTGTCAGTGTATTCGCCTTTTGTGACGTTCCAGACAAGTTGTGTGTCTCCTATGTGGTCGATTTGTTCCTGTATTTGCGCTATGGCGGTTGCATAATCGTTTAGGTGCGCTTCAATGTTTTTTATTCTTGTATCGTAGTCGTTCAGTGTTTTGTTTATGTCGGTTACGATTTCGTCAAGATATGTCGTTATGTGGTCGATTTCACACGCGATATGTTTTATTATTTCATCTTGACTTTTGGCGTTCCAATAAAACGCCGGTATTGCGGGCGTGTACGGCCATACCGAGTAAAACGGTAGATATGGAACCATTATTTTTCCTTCCTTGCGAGGTTGATTCGTTGCGTCAAAACGTCGGCGTATTGTAGCATGATGGCGTATTGTTTTATCAACAATTTATAGTGATTATCTGTCAGCGTTTTCTTTTTGTTCATTTGTTTCAATAGATAATCACCTAGTTTGTTGATGGAATCGGTAAGCTTGGAATATTCGTTTTCGACGCGGGCTAATGTATTGGCGTCCATGAAAGCACCTCGCTAATAATTGTTTATGGTGATGGTCCATAACGGACTGAAACATGATTCTAGGTGATCGAGCAACATCACGTCAATATCGACATATTCGCCGTTGCGTATGCGATTGGCTTTGTCCATAAAGTCGCCGTTGGTAATGGTCTCGTATTGGGTGTCCGTCGCGTTGCTTGCGTAGTCTTGATTTTCGGCAAGTTGCGTTGCGGGAAAATCACTATACACGGCTCGCATTTTATGCCATGTGTCGTTGTCACTGAGTATTATATCAGGGTTTTTATCTACAAGCGCGTATAGTGGGCGCAATGTCGGCATAATCTCTTGTATGAGCCGTAAGAAGTGTCGTCGCCATCTTGACGGTGGCATAACGCCTAATTCCCGGTCGTAGAAACGGTTTTCGATTATGCGACAACAGCGCGTGTATTGCGTGTCATCATAGGCAACGTCCCGCCATGACCATGAGGCATTATCCCAGTCAACGCCACCCGGCACGTCAAGTAGTTCGCCAAACGTGTACGTCATCACGCCATGAAATTCGTCGCGTGATTCGCACGGCTGGTAGCTGTCTATGTCATTCTGCATTATTATCACCGGCCAATCTTTCAAGGTTGTTCAAATAATCATAATTGCGTGAGATGCTGTCTTCGTTCCACACGACTTGTATCGGTTCCTTGAGGTATTTTTCAAACCGGGTGTTGAGTATATCGCAAGCGGCGCGCCGTTCCTCCAGTTCGCTGAGCGCGCGTAGGTCGGTCGGTTCGCCGTAGTCCTGTATTTCATCGGCGGTCTGCCGTTCCATTTTCAAGGGGAGGTTTTTGATTCCCAGAGCTTGGTAGAACGAGTTCCACGTGTTTTGTATGTCGGTTTGCAGTTCCGTGCCGATATATTCGACATTGGTTTTCAGTACGTTGGCCTTCATGGAATCGGTGAAACCGGGTGTCGCCATGATTGCCATTTCACCGCCGCTGATTTGCTTGATAACGTTAACGCCCGCCGTCTGCTGTCCGGCTGGAACCTCCAAAATAAACGGTGTTTTTTGATTGAAACGATTCTGCCGTCGCGTCATGTACAAATCTTCAATCTCGTGCGCGAAAAACTCGATGGTCGGAATGAGCGGCGTGCGCGCGCGGTTAGCGTAGATGAAAACACCGTTTGAATTGTTAACCGGAAAACGCCAACCGTTGATACCGTAGCTATCCCATTTCTTCGGCTTGTAATACACGTTGAAGTTCGATGTTGTCACCGCTTGCGTGCTGAAAAACACGCCGGGCTTGCTATGCGGGAACGCGATTGTCGCGTACCCGAAATACAATAGATTGTATTCCAGAAACCACGCGTCACAAGTTTTCGGCAGATTCAACCATTTGAACCGTGATAACGCGATATTCAACATTTGAGAATATGCCATCGAATACGCTTGCGAGTTGAGCGCCTCGGACTGCTGCCATACCGGTGTGCCGCGTTCGCCCAGTTCCGCGCGGGTCAATGGCCTTTTATGTGTACGTTTACGTCCCATATTTTCCACCTTATAGATTGTCGTGTACGAAGTCGCCGCCGACTTCCTCGGGTCTGTTCCATATTGTAACACCGGTGTTGAAAATATCCCTTATTGTCTGCAATTGCTCGTTTTGCGCCAATGGGCATATCGTCCATATGTCGGCGGTCTGCCAATACGTGTAATGCTTGCACGTTGTCAGTGTCGGTTTGTTGTAGAGTTTGTTGCTTGCGATTCCGTAGCGTAGCATGTAATCTCCCGCCGCCGTTATCGCGCCGTTATCTTCCGTGACTATTTTCACGGTCATGGTGTCAAGCCCCGTGGCCTGTCTGAAATTGTCGCCGCCATACGCGCCGACTGGTTGCGCTGGATGGTTGAGCATGTCGCGCCATGACGCATTTGTGTTGTCGCGCGTGTTCGTCATGATTCGTTTGGCGTTGTCAACCGTCAGACCACGTGACGCGCCCGCGTTAGTGTTGGCCGTGCCCGTGCTTGTGGCGGTCATGTCGGTAGCCGCGCTTGTGCTGTACTCGGTAACGCGGTCAGCTTGCGTGTTCGCGCGACTGGTCACGGCGGTGGCCTGTGTTATGGCATGTTGTGTTTGCTCGGTGTTGGCCTGTATTGCGGTTTTCGCTTTATCGCTTGCAACATAATTAGACGTTGCGTTGAGTTCCTGACTGTTAGTGATTGCAATACCGGTGTTGTAACCCTGAAGCGCCGCACCGCCGATTGCCATTGCACCGGCCACCACCGGTGAGGCCGCGCCTCCGGTGCCGATTACCAGCGCGGCCCCCGCCATTGTGCCTATCGCGCTTGCCACGTTTGTTATTGCCTGAGTTTGGGTACCCTCTACAAAAGCTTTATTTTGCAGTGTGTTATCATCACTTACATCACGGTTGATTTTGACCGTGCTAGTGTTCAAGTCAGCGGTTTGGCGTGTGTTCGAGTATGTGAGATTATCCGAGCGTACACTATTGGACTCGTCTTTTATCGCTGTGTCACGTTGGTTCGCGCGTGCGGTGTTCGACACCGTTGCCGCACTGCTACGATACGTGTTTGCTTGACTGACATTGGCCGAGCGCGCGTTGTTTTCATACGTCAGCATGGCGTTTTGTCGTGCCTGACTTACGGCGGCATTGTAAGTGGCGGCGCGTTGCGCGTCGATTGCGCGGCGTTGCAACGCATACGTCGGAATGTCATGGGATATCAGCGTTTTGAGCACGTCCGCGTTCGGCACGTCGGCGGTAATGATAGCACCGTTGATGGCGTTGATGGTTATGGACGTGCCGCCGTCACCCCCGATGCCGTCAAGCCATGCGAGTTGCCGTAATATCGGGTAGCTTAATGACGTGACGGTTTGCGCCGAGAGATGGCCGCAATCAGCTATTTCCACACGGGTTTTATTGCCGATATTGTCGGATATTTCCAAGTGCGCGTAGGGCGCAAGGTACAGTCGTGTTATTTTGGCGTACTCGGGCGAATAACCGAAGTCATTTATTGTTAGATTAATGTCCGCTAGTTTTGTGCGCGCGCCGCTGACCGTATGCCATTCCACATTGTTAACCGTAGTGACGGACCCTAATTGCATCATGCTTGCCGTGGAAACGAAAACAGATACGATTTGTGACATGATATGAGGATAATACGCAAACATCGTATCATAATAATTACCCGATACTTTGGATGATTCCAGCGCGTACATGTAGACGTTGCTTACGGTGAGGTTATCAATGGAATTGTATGACGTACCCGCGCCGGTTACGTTTGACGTGTTTATGTTCCCGGCACCCCATACAAAACCGTTAACCGTTTCGTCGGCGTTAGTATATGACGGGCTGGTGTCCGTAACGTCTGCACCGCGAATATTGCTCATTGATTGCAATTGTTGCGGCGAAAACGTTGCGGCCAAACATATGTATCTTGTCCCGTTTTGCAAGTTAATCGGCGTGCTTTTTTTAATGTTCGTGGCCGCGTTGCCATAATCAACGTCGGGCAACGTAAAATCACGACAGTTGGCCCGTGGGTTCTCCAGCAGTTTTTGCGGTGTCGTTTCCGTCAACGGCGCGTGACCGCGTGACAACAGCAAACCGTTAATTGTGGTGCTGTTGATATAGTCCGTCCACACATCACGTACAAGCGTGCATGATGTCGTGTTCGGCGCTTCCGCGCGTACCGAGGTGACGAAAAAGTGATAGCGTGTCTGCACGTCGGTTTTCTGATACGGCGTATTGACAATATCATGCGAAAAATCAACGACAATGTAATTATACTGTTGCGCCGTCATATACGGTACGGGCAATTTTACACCGTCCGTATCGGCGCGTGCGATATACATGTTAGTTGTAAGCTTGACGGTTCCCCCGTCCAGTTTGTCAAACCATGCGTCCCTTGCGGTATCGTCCGGGAATTTCACGACATCATGGTAATCGTCGTACCAATTCACGCGGCACAACTTTATTACCGTGTTTGGCGTCCAAACGTTGTAGTCGAAAACATTGCGGTATTGTTCGTACACGCGCGTGTCCGTATCGGGGAACGCTGTTGCGTTTTGCAGATGTGGAAAATTCATATCGCGCCCTTTCCTATATACGAAAAATGAGTGGTGTTTCACATGAAACACCACTCATTTTATACCATAGTCGATTTCAGACTATGCGACGGCGAACGTGCATGTTGCGGAATGTTCCGTAGTCTCGCCGTTCGGGTCGATATACGTGGCGATACCCGTCACGGTAATGACATCACCGGCCACAAGGCCATCGCGCTGTACGTGCAAGCGTGCTTGGTCATCCACGAACGTATTGACGTTGAGATCGAACGCCGCACCGTGCGCGTCATCACCGCTTGCGGCATGGTTCGCCGCAACCTCGTACGTCGCCGCGTCCGGTGCCACCTGAATGGCGGTGCCGGTTGGCGTGACGGTGGCGGTGAGCTTCGGTGCGAGCTGCAACAGGTCGCCCGCCTTGACGGTGCCCGTTGTCGGAGTCAGCGTGAAATCGGTCACTGTCTGAGTCACAACCTTGATGGATGTACCCGCATCGGTGGTGAACAATGCGCACGGGGTGAAGGGTGACACGCCATAGATACCCCAGTGATTCAGATACATTGTGTTGGTGAGTGTCTGCGGGTTGTAGAACTGCGTCGTGCCATAAAGGGTGTCGCGCACCTGATACCAGTCAGTGGACACAAGCAATGCCACCGCGCCCGGAATGCCGAGAGTCGGCACCTGAATGATACGATACGGTACGTCGGCCTTGTCCAGCTGGAACACCGCCGACAAACCGTCAACGTCAAGGGACGCGAGATATTCCGGCTCAATCAGCAGCACCATTTGTTGAGGATTAGCATACGCCGGAATATCGTTTACATTGAGGGCGTTGTACTGTGTACTCGGGAAACGCATGCGCCCGGCGGTCGCACGCAACGACTTGAGCAGCGTTTTGGCCGACGCTTCGTCGGTCGGTGCCGCGTCGAGATGAACCTTATAAAAACCAAGATTCTGCTCGTAGTGACTAATCAATGACAACATGATGTTCATTTCGTCGTATTCGTCACTGTTGCGCGGCGTTTCCATAATCTGCGCAATGAATCGATTAAGACCGTAATCATCTACGAAAGCCTGCCGCAGTTCATCGTCAGTCCAAGAAATAGGATACTGGTCTTTACGATTCATCTCATAGAACCACACGGCGGCTTCGGGACGGTGCATCTTCAACAACGTTTCCGCGTCATCCTTGTAACCGTGCGCCTTAATCCACTTGACGGCAATTTCCTGCACGGTCGAACCCCAATATAAATTTTCTTTTTTAAATATCGAGAGCATGTTTTTAAACGGCTCGTTTTGCGCCATCACGGTAAGGCCAATACGGTTAACCATGCTCCAAACACAGTCATTAAGATATTGGCGGTTCATCGGATCGAACAAATATCGCGCGGTATTAGCTACACCCGTTTGCGTCGCGCTCGGTACACGCTGTTGATAATCGTCAGTACCCTTAAGGCGGACCTTATCCAAAATAGTCGCGTTGTCTACAGCCATAATATTTTTCTCCTATCCGTTACAGTGTGTAATCGAGGTTTTCCAAGTCTTCCGCCGCCGCCTGTGCGATTGCTTCCGCCGCGTCATCGTCGGTTTCCTTGACGGTTGCACCGTTTTCGACCATCTGCGCTACGGAATCGGTGAAATTGTCGTAGATTCCGTCGATTCGTTCGTTCATTGCGTCAATCTTATCAAGCAACCGTGAAAGCATGTCGCGCAACTCATCGAATTCGCCTTCACGGTGCGCTTCGTCGGGGGTGAGGTCATCACGTTCGGCGGTGTCCCTCTCCTCGGTGGTTTCGTCATCCATTTGTTTTTCCTTTCATATATGAAAAAGTCGTATCGGCGTGATACGGGCCGATACGACTTAAGAATAGCATACTTGCGACATGACTCACAGCGACAACCGGCGCGCTTATCCCTCACGGCCATATCATTGGCGGAGTCAACCGTGGAAATCAATGACAATGTTTTAGCGGCTTCACTGCGGTATCTCTTTGTATGCCACACGTTATTTTACTCCAAAATTCCTTAGCATTTCACTTACGGCGTGTTGCGTTTCCACCGTATCATAGCGCAGATACCCCAGCGCATAATATGATGTAAGATTACGTATCAAATCTTTAGCCATGTTCGCGGTAAGATAGTTAAGTTTGTTGTCTGTCCGGGTGATTGCGAAATACGGTACATGTGCGCTGCTATCATATTTCGAGGATGTGAAAACATAGCCGCAACGCAAATCGACATACACGCCATATTCGTTTTGCAACCATCGAAAAACATACGTAAGCTTTGCATGTCCGTGCGGTTTTTCGATAAAATCAGTGTCATGCCGTTTGAACCTGTTTTTAGCGGTCATGTCATCGTTGTTCTTCAACATGCGTCCCGATACTGTGTTCTTCGTTTTCTGCTCGGCGTACACGTCATCACGAACATAATCGAACAGACATGTTTTCCCGCCCAGCCATTGCAAACCGTACTCAGGTTCCAACGGTACGTCATAATGCTGGAAATACGGATTAAAAGCGTCGCAGGCATTACCCAGCAGAAATACTCTCGGTTTGCGCAATCCCGTATCGTCGGCGCGTTCTCGCGTGACGGTATCCACAAGTTTCGCCAATTGCTCGAACTCGTTTTTTAGATACGTGTGATATCTGTCATCGTTATCTATGATAATTTCATCCATGCAGATGTTGCGCACATTAACGAAAGTGCTCTTCTTTTTCTGCTGTTGTAATGACAGCGGGATAAAATAGCCAATTGTTTTCCACGGGTTTTCTTTTTTACCGGTTTTCTTTCTGCGTATTTCCGCTATTTTATTAGTTGTGCGAAATTCATAATCGGGGAAAATATCATCTTGTACGATACGACTAAAATAGTTCGCCGCGACATCGTTGTTTTCCTCACGAAACCGTGTCACTTCCACGAAACAATAGCCGTTTTTCAAATAGTCCTCTATCATGTATTTTCGGACGCCGTATGTCTTGCCTAAACCACGCGCGCCGATAATCATATTAATATCTGCGTTACGCGGCAATATCAACGTCTTAAGCCGGTCATAATAATATTTCGCCATCAATACTCACAATCATAGGTCTGCCGTCCCGTATAACAAGTTCGCGCGGCAATGTCTCAACATCCCTATTATATACATCCCGCATGTACGCAAGATTTTCCCCGTTGGCCTGTTTGTCCGATTCGCCCAGCCATCTGCCGGACGGATACAACGCAATCGCCTCGGGCGCGTCAACATGGCATGTCGCACCCCGATAATCGGTGACGGTGCCGACGTACCTATCCCACACATGCGGACGGTTGCGTTGCAACGTATGGCAAATCTCATAATCAACCAACACATCATAACCAAGCGCCAAACGTACCGTTTCCGCGAAACCGTGACCCATGAGCATAATATCCTCGATACAGTCTTCAATGGTGTACACGCCGTCGGGCCGTGGCAAGCCCGCGCAAGTGACATGCACGCGCCCGGACATATCCAAACTTACACGCGCCTTGTTCCACAGTTCCACATGCTCGGCGTAACGAGTGGTGCCGCCACAGTCCTCAACTTCAAACTTGCCGATATGGTCAAGCGTTGACGCCATGTCGGGCGCGGTGTTTCGGACGCGTCTCATAGTAAGATTAATCGCGTTTTCTATCGCTGTGTGCAATGGTTCGAGCGCGTCCAACAGTTCCGCGTCGGTCACGTCATTGGCGCAACTGATTTTAAGACTGTCTGTATCACCGCCCGTGACGGTGACGCGATTCCCGAAACGCCGATATATCAGCATCATGGCTATCACCAGATGCATACGCGAACCGGCTACAATTCTCATACCATACGTGTACAGCACGCGCGGTGTCTTCGGACGCTTTTTCACGAAATTCTCGGGAGTGCAGACCGTGTTTTTATCTACTTCCAGTTCACCGGTTTCCGTCACACGGTAATCGGCTTTCATGACGTCTTGCGCCTGAGTGCCATAGATACCATTGAATTGTCCCTTAACAGTGCTACCGTAATAGGATTGCAAAAATTTCACGCTCAACGTACCCGCCCTAGCGTCACGTGCGATTCCCTCGGGTATCGACTCGGGTATATCACCCGCATACGGTGTCCCCTCATGATAATGTTTAATCAGATTTTTAACATCGGTTTTCCGCGCAAAAAGCATATTGGATTGCAATGTCACGTAATCGGGCGGTATAATCGTCTTAGCGGTGGCCTCACCATATAACACACGCATTTCGTCAAACTCATACACCTGTGCCACGTTCCACAACCCAACCTCATTAACGTGCAAGATGCACTCGTCCGCCCGAACCAATTTGCCAAACGCAAACGTCGGATTAACGGCACTATCAACGTAGCCGTGCGCCCTAATACTGTTTTCCTGTGTTTTCGCGCGTTCATTATTGCTGTAATCGGTGTCCGCCTGCAACGTCCGCACAAACTTGGAACGTGGACAGATTGCAATACCCCAATCGGCAAAACACGTGTTTGCCCGCAATCTAAGATTTGTAAAACCTATCGCAACATGCAACCCCGTGCGAAACGGATCACTATAATTACGCAATACATCTTCAAGCGGTGTGCCAACGATACGCTCGCACGCGATTTGCAAAATTTCCGGCGGGGCAACCGTGAATTTAACCGGCAAGCGCCGCCCGTTGATAAACGCATGATGCATTGACGTAACGTCAAGAGACGCCACGTTATCAACGACAACGCTTGCGGTTTTAGCGCTCGTAAAAGTCAAACCGCCACGAAAACATGCCTTGCGCAACGCATAGGACTCATAGTTTTTCGGAAACTCTTGATTACACGTCGTTTCAAACGCACGTTGTAACGTGATTTTCTTGCTGTTCTGCAACGTGACGCGCCGCCCGCCAATCTCACGGCGCGCCATCTGACGCACGAGCGAGGTTTTGGTCAGCACACGACATCCCAACATGTCAGGCGTGAGCCAATGGTTTGCATGTAACAGCCATTGCAGATATTGCGGTATCACCTGCACGTCGCGCCGCGCATAAAACAACTCCTCCTCAGTCAACGGCGTTTCAGGCGTACGTGCCAGTGTGTAATCCCAATCGCCCACCGCCTTGGGCAGACCGCACGTCTCACCCATTGCACGCAATCCGCCCATTTCAAGATAAAACGTATCCCAAAAACGGCACACCACATTACCATCAACGCACAAATCGAGCGTGTACACGCTAGTAGCGGTCTGCGCATTGACCTCAATCGTATACGATTGCGCCAATTCCAGCATAAGCGTTTGCATGTCGAACATGAGATTATATGCCGCGATTATCGGCACATAACCATGTGCACGCCCATACGTAATCAAATCATCAATGTACGACAGCGCTTCGGACGTGCGCCGATAAAAACGTACATCGTCCGTATCGGGCGTATACGATTCCAACGGGGTAGCCCGCAAATCATTGAAAATGTATAATATCGGATACGCGCGCGTTTCGGCACCCTCACCGATATTCGTGGTTTCGGTGTCGAATATCGCCGCGACCCTGTATTCCTTACGTGCTTTCATCGTACCACGTCAGGGGAAACCGCTACGAGCCATATCGGACTACCGCCGTCGGTATCCGTATAATCTTCCAACTCGCCCGTGTGCGCTTTCATGATTTTGGCGTACTGTAACACTTTTTCATTGCGCGTCATAATGGTATCAAAAAGCTCGCTCAACGAATCCGCGTCATATGCCTTCATAACGGCCTCCAATCGTTTGTCAGGCGAAATGTTCGGCTTCTGCCATATGTTTTGTGTGTATCGCCAAAAAATCTTGACTTTTTCCCGACCGAGCTCACCCAACGCGCTCGGCTGTCCCTTGGACGCCATTCTCATCTCTGTACGGAAAATGTTAAACGAGCGTCTACGTTCCATTGCGCGGCCCTTGCCGCCGCGCACCTCGTCAACCTGTCGCACAAGCGCATCAGCGGCTTCGTTGGCGCGCTGATACAATTCCTCACGTATGGCGCGATTGCTCACGCGCCCGACATATGTTTTTTTCAACTGCGATTCAAGCCGTTGAATATAATCCCGTCGCGCGTTTGCCTCGCTCTCGGGCATGGTACCCGTGATGCTTTTTTTCAGACTGTTTATCGCGCGGGTTACGCGCTTGCGTTTCGCGGTTAAAACGTCCGCCTGTTTACGCGCTCTAGGCATGATTCCATCCCCCCCTCATAAAAAAAAGCGCCATATTATTTTATGGCGCTTTTTTTTTCTCATTTCAAACTACTTAATTTCCAGCGATTTGGTAGACCTGCCACCACCAAGCGGCGTCTTTTTCACTGTCACGGGGATACCGTTCGGCGCGTTAAAATCCGGGAACATATCATAAATATCCAACACGCTACGATAAATGCCCCGCGACTGGCTAAAATACGTATTGCCGTCGTTTGCAAAAAGATAGACGTTTGCGCATTTCTGCTCCGTGTGAGAACGCACGCCCGGCGCGATATACGCGCCAATGACCGTTATCGGCGTGTCACCGATACCGTTCAGTGACAAAGCGTTGTTACGCGCGTTGACAATGGCACGTTTGCCCTCAAAAGTGCTGTTGTCCATCGTACAAATGTAACGATAATTGTCAACAGGGGTCTGGGCGGTTTCATTAGCGGTATCGTTCATCTGTTCATTGGTCTCGGTCATGATATTTCCTTTCAAAATCAGAACTCGGGTTCATTATCGTTGTCGGTATCATTGTCGTTAGAGGACACGCCGTGCTCGGTTCCGATACATTCGGCGTGTGCAATGAACGTGTCAACGTCCATTGCATACGTTGTCTTATGTACGGTGATATCATCAATCAGGACGTTGACGATACCCGCGTCCATAAGCACTTTAACTGCTTTTTCAACGGTGTGAATATTTCCGGTGGTGTGAAACGTTTGCATCTCGCCGTTTCGGTCATAGTAGCCGATATCGCTATCAGCGATTACCTTACGAATCTTGCGCATATTATTATCCTTTGTATCTGTTTTTCTGTTAACATTTTTGCTAACACATATATTTATAACATAAAAATCGGCGTGTGCAAAAAGCGACACGCCGATTATTAACAATGGTTATCAATAACGCAAAATCTGACCCGAATAAATCAAATTCGGGTTAGACAAACCATTAACCGACGCGACACGCGCCCAATCGGTACCGAAAACAGCCCACAAACTATCACCCGGTTGCACCGTATACGTGCCACCGCCATAACAAACGGTCTCGCCGGGATATATCACATTGGGATTACCGGACGCATACCCCGACCAATCAGACCACGGCCACAAACCAGTCGCCGCCGCGATACCTGCCAACGTGTCACCCGGCCCGACCGTAACACACGTAGACGCGCAACCAGCGGGCGGCACCGGTTCCGGTGCCGGTGCCGAAGCACCGTTATCACGCTCGCCACGCGCATACGCATCCCATTGCCAGCGCTCACCCCTGAAATAACTCAAGTCTAAAGGGCCATAACCAGACACGTAACCATTAGATGTGTACTGTCGCATGGCCTCACCATACGCGCCATACAGCCACGGCACCTCTTGATAGCCAGTCGGCGCGTTGGACGCATATTGTGCAACCCAAACACCGCAATGCGTGCGAACATACGGCGTGAGCTGCCCCAGCGAATACGCCCCCGTATAAACGATAGGCCACACTCTCGTGCGCTCATACACGCGCCGTACCCAAGTTTCGACCCACGCGCCGTTACCGTACTGCGGGTTATCGACGGCCTCCCAATCCAATGCAAGCACGGCGCGCCCGACATATCCAGCAACATTGTCCACAAAAAAATCAGCTTCGACAACAGCATCATTGCCCATTGCATAATGATACACGCCTATGCTCTTGCCGTTGTCCACTGCACGACCAAGTTGATAATTCGCGGCCTGATTAACACCATTGACCAAACAGACATTATTAAAACCGCCAACACCCCAAGTCGCACCGGCCACAACAAAATCCGCGTCGAGCGCATACGTATCGATATCACACTGCCAATTGCTCACGTCAAAACCACGCATATCCGCGTTTGCAGACGGCACAAAAAACAACGACAACACGCATACGCACGCCAATATGCTACGCCATATTCGTTTCATCAACATTATCACCCTCCTTATCATTCTTAAGGAGGGCTATAAGCTCTGTAGTCAAAATATTGTTCTTCGTCATCAAACTATTAAAATCGCGGAACGTCGTGGCAATAAACCACGCCATCCCACAACACGCGACAATCGGGAAACCCACACTACCCACAAGGGTAACGATAGAACTCATATCCATATGCATACACCTCATACAAAAAAGGTCACAACATGCTAAACGGCATGTCATGACCTAATATATCACACTAACAATAACGATAACGATAACGATTCTCAACAACCGTGGCCTATCCGGGAATCGAACCCGGCCCGCACATCTTATAAGAATGCCGCTCTAACCACTGAGCTAATAGGCCAAACAACACCCTATCACACAACCGTATCCTTCCACAAATTCAACCTCATTAAAGCAATATCATCACCATAATGCGCCATCACAAAATCAAACAAACCAACACAATCAGAATCACGCCCAGTATCATAATGCCCCACACGCATACGACAAACACGACGTACACCCTTAACCATACTACCACCTATATAAAAACGCTTACAACCATTGCAACTATGATAATCCATCACACTCATGCCTCCTACCATAACCAAGAAACATCACACCACATCTCCCCACAGTCAAACAATTCAAAGGGTATAAATATATCGTATCATTAACATCAACAAAACACTGCACAAAATCACTTGCACGCGCACCCTCATCAAGCAAACGACGAACACAATAATAATTCACAAAACTATACCCCTTAGTCATTTTATTTTTTCCTATTCTCTAGTGTTGTTTTTTGTTGACACCTCAAATATAACACATACAAAACACGACACGCCGACGCGGCACGTTTTCCCCCGTTCAATTTTTCGCTAGCACACGACACGCACCACGTCAAACTTGCACGGCGTGTCTCAGACCCTCACCGCCTTAATGGGAACCATTCTCAATATGGAGTGTCTATCCGC